AAAAAGGGACCCAAATATGAGTCCCTTTGAAATTCTTTAAAAGTTGATGAAGATTAAACGATGTTTTCTTCCCACCAATCAGAGTTAAATTTAACCTCCATTGCTAGAGCATCAGATGATTGATAATCTAAAGCGAATTCAGGCAAATCTCCTGTTGGGAAACAGTCATGGAAAGTTCTTTGCCAAAAGATATCACCTTTACGGTTGTAGTTAGTAACGATAATCGTTCCTATGTAGTCTTTCTTAAGACCTTGTTCTCCTGTAAGAGGATTGAAGATAATTCTAGACCAATTACGTAAAGTTTTGTACACATATAATTCGTTAGCGTCGTTCAAGTTAAGAGAAAAATCTATACTTAATGTATTGACAGTATCTGTCGGCAGTCCACCTGCGTAAGAACGTTTTGCGAATTTGTATGATTGTGTGATTGCTTCTGTACCTCTATCTTGAGTAAGACCACCGATTTTATTAACGTGCTCTAGTAAAATAGATCCTCCACTAACAGTAGCAGGAGGCATCAGCGTTACTTCAAACAAGTTGCCATAAAATGGCTCAAACCATCTAGACGAAGCTTTTGCATTTTGATAATGTGGTAAACCTGGCATTGTATATTTTCTTATTTTTATTATTTATCACGATTTGAGAAAAAGAGAAAGCCGACCGATTAAAATCGGCTTTTCTTTATATTTCTTACAAGAAGTTACCTGTAGCGATAGTACCAGTTCTTAGAATTGTAGTTCTGTGAACTAAGATACCCATACCTCTAACTGGTTCGATGTAAGTATCTAAGATACCAATGTTATTATCGATTACTTCGTTAGTGTTATTTGTGCTATCCATGATATTTTGGAAGTCGTAAACTCCACCGTCAGCTAAAACTTGAGATAAGAAGTTATCTGCTAAAGTTTTGATTTCTAAACGATTTTGAGCAGTATTGAATTCCCAACGGTAATTTTTAAGAATTGCTTCTATACCATCTTGGATGTAAATTAGCAATTCACGAACGTGTACTTGTGAAAGTGCTGATTTAACAGTTTGTTGAGCAGTTTGGTTAGCGTTGATAGTTAAACCAAAACCTCTCTTATTTACAATTGCATTGTAACCAAATGGTTCAATCCAATCTAGATCAGTTCTATCGAAGTTATATTCAACCCCTACTAGACCAGCCCCAGTTACTACTCCTCTACGAGGACCTGCAACGATTGAGTATGGAAGAGCTAGAGTATACTTATCGATGAATAAGTTAGATACGTGACCAGCAGGTGGTACAGAAACATTAGATCCATTTTCACGGATAACTAAGTTAGGACCATAGAATCCGGCATAATTAGCACCATCAGCAATACCTGGAAGGTTGAAGATATTTGAAGGGTTTAAGTTCAAGTTACCACCAGTAGGTACATATTGAGTATCAAATGATTGAGTTGTATCAAATTTGAATAATGGGTTAGTACTATCTTTAAATTGTTTTACAGAAGGCATGTTACAGATTGCCAATGCTGATTGACGATTCTTAGCAAGCTTAGTAAGACGTATTTTAGATGCAGGTTCAATTAAACCTTGGAATGAATCCACGATATAACGGAATGTAATAACTTCACGATCTTCTAAAGCTTGAGCGATATTAGAATTGTACATTACATCTAGAATTGCATTCTGACGATCACCTGTACCATTCGGCATTTGTGCGTCTCTTAAGGCATAACCATTAAGTGAAGAGAAACGGTAGTGTTCTACAAAGTTTCTAATGTCTTGATATCTTTCAACTTCAGCGATTCCACCACTTACATTAACGTAGATTGGATCGTTAGTTGTTACTTTAATTTTTTGATATGTAGCAGCATCTAATGGATTCGAGTATTGAACTACTGAAATAATTCTAGTTAAACGAGATTTTCCAGTTAGAGGGCTTATATTAGTTGGAGTTGAAGTTCCACCAAAGTTTTGTACCAAGTACTGTCCTTTGATAATTTTTCCATTGTAGCCATTCAATCCTAAAGGACCGTTAGCTGAGTTATCCAACCAAATTGTAGTTGTAGGATCTGCAGGAGTTAATGTCGCATCAACTTCTAAAGATTCATTGATATTACCAGTGTAAGATCTGAATGCGAATGTTGTTCCAGCAGGAATAGTTTGTGCTGAACCTGTCAATCCTGGGAAAAGGAATGAAGAAACAGTTGAGAAGTTAATTATTCTATTGAAGATTGGGTTAACTCCATTGAATTGTGTAGTATAACCTGATGAGAAGTTATTTGTACCACCTCTTGTAAATTCAACATAAGTGAATGTAGCACCAGTTCCATTGAAACCTGTTGCAGAGAATGCTATTCTATCTCCATCAGTAATAAGACCATTCAAGTTTGCTTGATAGATATCTGAATCTTGTCCAGCTAAAATACCAGCAGTAGCACCTGTATCGTTATATTTCCATGCATTTGAACGGATAATAGTTGCAGTTGCAGTTCCACCACCATTTGTAACACCAGCACCACCAATATAATACCAACCTAAGCTAGTAGAAGTAGGACCAGCAACTGTAGATGTAGAATCTTGAGTTAAAGGAATTTTAACTGTTAGTGTGTTAGTTGTAAGGTTAAGTTCTTTAGAATTAATTCCAATGTAATTAGCATTACCAGTTGCACCTCCAACAGCAAATACTGAACCTGGAAGGAATGATTTTCCAACAGCTATTGTAGCAGCAAAAGCTTCGAATTGAGCTTGTGATGTAAAGTATGAAGTAAACAATGGAGGCATAGCTGATGAAGCAGGACCGTAGATTGTTAATGTATCATAATAACCTGTACCACCAACTGAAGTCCAACCTGTACCACCAGAAGTTAAAGCGGTAGAAGCAGTATATAAAGCTTGAGCACCTGTAGTTCCAGCAGTTGCAGAAACTATGAAAGGGATCGTAATAGCTGTAGCACCATTAGAAGCTCTATAAACTAAGTCTTCTTGAATCGAACCGTAATAAGAAAGGAATTCAATAATACCTTCTGGGTTTGATTCTAAAGTATGACCTACTGTATCAATTAAGTCACCAGAAACTCTACGAGATTCACCAGCAATACTGAATGGATCATCGTCAAAAGCATCAGGGTTAAGAGCCATAAGTAAACCTGTTTTAGATGTTTCTAAGTTTACTAGGTCTTGAATATAGATATTGTTACCATTTTTATCTTGGAATTCTGGAATCATAGCACCAGTATAAACTCCAAGTACATTAACTTGAGGTAAAGCAAGGAAAGAAGTAAGACCGTCTCTTTCGAAACCGAATTGGTCGATGATAGTCTTTTTAACTCCTGTAGCATCGAAATAAGGTCCGAAGATTGGATCGATTGCTAATGTTGTGTAAGATGAGAAGTCACCTTCAACTACTATTACGTCGATCATATAATCAGTAACGTAATCATTTTCATTCATCCAGAAAGGAACTTTACCAACACCGAACCAGTCTTTTGCAAGAACATCAAATCCAAGAACATCGGATTTACGAGTAATTACAGAGATAGGTTTTCTACCAACGTTAGAGAAGTTAAGTAGTCTGTTTTGAGAAAGTGATTGGTTTGCTGCAGCTGAAGTGATTAAAGCTGCTGGATCTGTGAACCAGAATTTATCTTTATTGAAGAACGAAGATACTGGAGCAGAATCTACAACACCGTTAACATCTGTTGCACATGTTGAAATTGATTGAAAGTTTGAAGTATCTAGTACGTCATCTAAATTTAAAAGGTTTAGAACGATCACTGGTCCTCTGTCTAAGCAAGTTAATGCTGTTCTGTGGAAGAATGAACCTTTACGCTCTAATGTCGTATCAATGTCTCCAAAGATATCCTTGAAGAAAACATTGTCTTGTACAAACACTGGAGTGTTGAATGGTCCTTTCTTTGAGAATCCAATAATTAAACGGATAGTCTCAGAGGGGATGTTAGTGATTTGGCTCTTATCAAATTCTAGACGGTAAACACCACTAGATTTGAATTGTTGTAAGCTTGGTGATAGTGCCATTTGACTCTAATTTTTTTATTATATATCTCAGACTCTATAGCATATTTAGAATAGTCCGCTATAAATGTCGTCATCGTCCGATGTCATTTCGATAGTCTTATCGATTTTCTTTTGTATGTTTTGATCGAGGTGATCGAATAGTTCTTCTACTGTTTCTGTAAAGTCTAAAGTGTCAAATATTGATGCTGCTGTTACGCAAGTCATCATACAGTCATCATTACCTGATTGAGCTGAGTACGTACCATTAGGATTTCTAGAGAAAGCCTTCGCTTCTTCTATAGTTCTCGGTTCTGTGAGTATTAGTTGACCTCCACCGACACATTTTTTCATCTTTTCACAGAATAGAATTTTATTGTCTTTATTGATTCTGATACCTTGATTCTTCACTTTCGTACCAACTCGATGATGATATCTTACAATAGTTTCTTCATCAAAATCATTACTTGCAGGGAATAGCGTAGTCAAATTTTTGATTAATTCTGAACCGTATGTATTGTATTCGATAACTAATCGTAGGTTTTCCTGATCAAATACTTTCACACATAGAGTGTAGAGTATTTTAGAGAAGTCTTCTAAGTTATGTATATTGGAACGGAATAAACCCACTTGCTTAAGTCCGAAAAACTCTGTAATCGAACCGGGTGAGTTCATCATATCCATATCGGATTCAGCAATTGCTACTACTTTAAATATATTGACTACTGTAAAATCTCTACCGATACCTTCGGCTAGATCTATCGATAGAACAAAGAAATTCTTCGGATCTTCAACTTCTTCAATGTCAAAATCTTCAGCCCATTTAAGTGCTGAATAATCAATACAAAGGTCATCTAGAGGATCGATTTCTCTAAATGAGAATTCTTGTTGATTCTTTTCTAAACGAAGAATTTGTTCTGATGTAAGGAGAAGTGATGATGCATTAAGGAATTGACATCCATATTGCTGATTAAATGCTTCTTCCGATCCAAGATTAGCTATCTCTCGAGCTCTCCATGCTTCGTCTCTTCCGGGAACTTCCCACCAGTCCACACGAAGGGCAGTATATTCATTAGCACCATCTACAGATCCTTGATACAGATCATGGAATAAGTCATATCCATTTGGTGTAGATGTGATAATTACACGTGATATTTTAGAAGATGATAGCGTTGGATAAACGTTTTCATAGAATGGCTTCTTAATATTAGTTGGAATGTGAGCAAACTCATCAAGGAATAGTAAGTGAATCGTAAAACCAATACCACCTGTTTTTGTAGTATTTTGACCAATGATTCTACAACGATTGTCGTATATCATTGTCATTACATCTTTCTTAGCTGTTCCAGGTTTTAAGAAGAACGGCAGACCTTCCATAATGGCTTTAATCTTGTCCATAATCTCTTTGGTAGTAGCACCCTTATTCGACATAAGCAGTACGTTTTTATCAAAGTGAAATAGGAGATACCAAGTCAGGAATACTGATGATGTGATCGTCTTACCAACCTGTCTAGGTGCTAGGAAGATATTCCATCTATTGTCTTGATATGATCGAAGAACTCGTTCTTGATAAGGACGAAGACGGATTTTTTGATATCCATCATCCGTCATTACTTGACAGTAATTATTTGCAAAGTGAACGATATCCTTTGCACATTTTTTAACCTCGGCATACTCCTCTTCGGTATACTCGAATACGATATTTGCTCTTTTATAAGACGGATCACCTTCAAAGAATGGATGTTGTGGTGGATCGTAACCCTCTTCCATTGCTTGTAGTAGCTTTTCAACCTTTTCGGTATTCCAAACTACTTTCTTGTCATCATTCTTATTTTCGTCTTTATATTCTTTTACCTTAAACACATATTCAGATATTTTTAAAGCTCAGTCTGATTGTCTGAGTCGAAGTCTGTAGGATCTTCTTCTGGCTCTTCATTACCTAATTCTGCTTGAATTTCTTTCATTAGGTTTCTAGTTCCTCTAGCAACATTTCCGCTTTCTAGCTTCTTAGTTGGTTTTGCTTCACCTCCACCTCTTGCATCATCTGCATAGATATCGATGTCACGTTTAAGTTTTTTCATATTCTCTTCGGATGCCATCATATGAAGTGTTTGATGTTTCATAATATCTAACATTGTCTTTTGAAGACCTGCTAGAACCTCAAACATACGAGGAGTAACTTCACCTGTATCAATGGTTCTCATTAATGTAGTGATAGCTCGCTCAGAGTATTGCATTTGTTGAATCAAATTAGATAGCGTTAGCATTTCTAATTTCGCCTTAGCTTGAATGTACTCGTTATTGTCTATCAGCTCTTGTGAAAGATAGAATTTAAGTAGTGAGTTCATCATCTTCTTAGATTTATTCATAGAAGAAGCTTTCATCTCGTCATAGTCGATAGGCTCATTCAATTGGAATGCTGGAAGACCACCTCCACTTGTTGCAGGAACGTTATCGTCGTTCAAAAGGTCCTCGACTGATCTCCTTGCTGGATTGTCTTGTTTATCGTTTTCCATATTATTGTATTCTTATAGTATATGTATCTCTGTACGTCGGAGCGGAACCTCGACTTGACAGCCTCCTCGTGTTTTACTGTATTCCCTTTACCTGAAACCCAGTAAGGGTTATAT